CCGGCGCGGTGGCCCCAGGTGGTTGTCAGGCCGGCGGGGCGCCGCCGGCGCCGGTGCCGGTCGTGGGGCCGGTGCCGCCGGCGGCCTTCCCGCCGGGGTCGACGGCGGTCTCGGTCTTCGCATCCCCGGCGGCCTCGCCGCCGGCGTCCGGTTCCGGCGCGGCCGGCACGGTCAGCTGGCCCTCGAAGTGGGCGGGCACGGTGACCTGGCCCTGCCAGCCGTTCGGCTCGACCACGTCCGGCACCACCCGGTCGCCCTTGCGGTAGGCGAGCTGCGGCACCGCGCCGGACTCCGGGTTGTACACGTACAGGTCCTGCGCGGCCTCGTAGTAGGGCGGCTCGATCTCGGCCGGCGGTTCCGGCGGCGGCTCGGTGGCGGTCCGGTGGCTGCGTGGCGGCATCGGGTCCTCCCTCAGTTCTGCGCGATGGACAGCGCCTTGACCGTGACCGACGCGGTGGCGCTGTAGGACAGGTTGACCAGCCCGTTCTGGTCGCCGAACGGCGATTGCGGGAACGGCCCGTAGATCATGTCGCCGGTGGTCGCGCCGACCGTCGGGGCCAGCGCGATCGGCGCGATGGTGGTGCCGAGCGGCCCGGACCCGGCCGACGGGGTGACCGTCACCGTCACCGCGGCGCCGCTGGCGTTCTTGACGTGCAGGTAGTTGGTGACCGACGCGGGCAGCGTGTCGCCGTTGGTCGCGGGCACCATGCCGGCGGAGATGTCGGCGCCGGCCAGCCGGGCGACCGGCGTCGGGGTCAGGGCGGTCATGGGTCCCTCCGTGGTGTAATGGGCGCGGGTAGCCGGCCACCGTCTGATGGGCGGTGCGCCCGCCAGTGCCGGGGCCTGTCGGCGGCGGGCGGATAACGAGTGACGGGCGGCCCGGGCCGCAGGCGTTTGGGGGCCGGCCCGCCCGCCGAAGGGCCCGGCGCGCCGAAGTGCGGCCGCACTTGGCGTTGCCTAGCTGGGGTCGGCCGAGGCCGGGGAAGGTGACGGGCGCGGAGGCTAGATCGGGCGCCGGCTACCCGCCGGCGGACGACCGGGCCGGCGCCGGCTTGGCCGTGGCGGGCGGGACGCCGAGGACGGCCAGGGCGGTGATCCAGTCCGCGGCGATCGCCTGCTGCGCCGATTCGAGGCGGTCCTGCGCGTCGGCCGGGGTCCGGCACCCGGCGGACAGCTCGCCCTCGGCCACCGATTTGACGCACCCGCACACCCAGGCGTGCAGGGCGTTCTCGGCCTGGTCCTTGGGGTTCGGCGTCGGCGGCGGCTCGGGCCACAGGTTCGTCGCGTCGTTGGACCCGCCGAGCTGCAGGGACACCAGGTGGTCCAGCTCGGTCTTGACGTCCGGCGCGAGGCCGTAGGCGGGGTAGGCCTGCTGGTACTTGAACCGGGTCGTCTCCGACGAGGACGGCCGGTAGGTGCGGGTGGTGTATCCCTTGGCGCACAGCACGGCGGCGGTGACGGCCGGGTCGATGGAGCCGGGGGTGCAGGCCGGGTCGGGCAGCTCGCCGCCGGGGCCGGCGCTGGCGTGGCACCAGTGCCCCCTGGCGGGCTCGCCGAGGGTGCCGGTGACGTCGCCGGGGTTGTGCACGCGGGTCAGCGGCGGGGCCGCCGCCGCCGGGGACACCAGCGATTGAGAGGGTGCCGCGGCGGAGCCGGCCGCCGGGGGGGTGGTCGCGGTGACGGTGCCGGTGCAGCCGGCCAGGGCGCCGGCCAGGGCGGCGATCGCCAGGCGTGCCCTCATGGTCCCCCGCTGGCCGTGGTGGTCGCCGGCGGGGTGGCCGGCGCGGTCGGTGTCACGGTACCGGTTACCCCCATCGCGCGCTGAGCAGGGTAAAGTCGGCGCTGGTCGAAAAGCAGTGCTGCTCGCCGCCGGTGCCGGGCATCGGCACGTAGGACGGGTCGGCGAAGTTCCCGGCGACCAGCACCGTTATCCCGGTGTCGCCGCACGGCTCGGGCGCGCCGTTGAGGTCCTGCCAGGCGTTGGCCAGCGCGGTCGCGGCGGCCTCGGCGGCCTCGATCGTCCCGGCGTACACGTGGGCGGTGACCCGCGCGGTCGACGGGTCGGTGTCCTCGGCGACGATCCCGGCCGACGACTGGCCGGGCTCGCGGATCAGCAGCGCGTACGCGCCGGCGGCCGGCGAGCGGGGCTGGCGGCCGAGCAGGTAGGCGCCGAGCGGCAGCGGGCCGCCGGTCAGGTCGGCCCGGGCGTTGACCCACGCGCGGACCGCCGTCTCGGCGGCGACGGCCATCAGGGCCTCACGGCGACGCCGGCGAACACCAGCAGGTCCTCGATGCCGAACTGGCCCTCGGCCGGGGCGACCGGCGGCTCCGGCAGCCACCGCCGCGACGTCTTCGAGTTGTCGTGCAGCAGCCCGTCCTTGTCGGCAGTCATCGAGCCGAGGAAGCTGTCGGCGACCAGCCGGCCGCCCATCGGGCCCAGCGTGAGCCCGCCGCCCAGCTCGGCCTCCCGCAGCACGTAGTACCACAGCGGCGTCCCGGCCGAGAACCCGGCGGTGATCATGGCGGAGTCGACGGCGTCGGGCAGCGCGTCGGCGGGCGCGATGACGGTCTCGCCCATCGCGGCGGCCAGGTCCTGACCGGACGGCAGCCCGTAGAAGAAGCCGCGGACCAGGTTGCGGAACGGCAGCACCGTCGACCCGGACGCCTCGGCGCCGGCCGGGCCGCCGATCGGGATGGTGAACAGGCCCGAGGACACCAGCGTGTCGATGAACCGGGGGAAGTTGAAGTGCGCGGCGTTCTCCGGCCGCATCAGCGGCTTGGCGAAGTTGCCCCAGTCGATCTGCCGGCCGGCCGGGATCTGGCGGCCGCCGTGCAGGTCGGCGGCGGTGCCGTTGAACACCTGCAGCTTGCCGGTGGTGGTGGTGACCTCATACGCCTTGCGGACGATCGAGTGGCCGAACCGGTAGGCGGCGACCTGCATCTCCACCGGGACCAGCGGCGCGTTGGGGTTGCCCGCCTTGTACCGGCTGGGCACCGACCCGTCGAGCAGCCCGGACACCACCGCCGGGCCGCAGATTTCCGGGAGGAACTGGTGGATGACGATCCACTGGTAGTAGCGCCGCACCGTCGCGTAGGTGGCGTCGAAGCCGAGGCCGAGCGCGTCGGCGACCGCGTTGTGGAACTTGAGGAACGCGACGTGCACCTGGGCGATGATCTCGTTCTCGTCGTTGCGGTGCTCGACCAGGATGGCGGTGCCGTCGGGGTTGCGGGGCAGGTCGCGGACCCCGTTGGGGTTCGGCTCCTGGAGCAGGAAGTGCACCCCGTCGGCGGCGTACAGCTGCGGGCTGATGCCCGGCCCGCCGCCGTACACCGAGGACAGGTCGAACCGGAACGACTCGAAGTTCTGCACGACGGAGCCGTCGGGGGCGGTCAGGTTGCCCTGCTGGTCCTGGCCGAAGAACTGCGCCGGCTGCGGCACCAGGTCAAGGAAATTGTCGTGGTCGATGAACTGCCCGAGGTAGGTCAGCACCGACCCGAGCGCGCCCGTATTGTCGCGGTTGCCCGGCGCCGGCTGGGTCACGTTCGGGTCCACCAGCGACGCGGCCAGCGCCATCAGCTCGGCGACGGCGGTGTCCGGGTCGGGGTCGGGCACCAGCGGCGGCAGCCCCGGGAACATGAACGCCATGTTGGCGAGCATCTTCCCGCCGGTCGGCACCGGCCCGGCCTCCAGCTGCACCGCGCCGGCGGCGGCCGCGGCGGGACCGGCGAGCGCCCGGCCGCCGAAGGGCAGCAGCGCGACGGTGCCGCCGCCGAGCAGGCCGAGGCGCAGCAGCGTCCGGCGGTCCATTTCCAGTGACATGACGCGGTCCCTTTCCCGGTGCGGGTCGGCGGGGGTCCTAGCGGATGACGACGCGGCGGCCGTTCAGCGCCTCGGCGGCGGGCGCGATGAACGGGTGCGCGGGGGTGCCGGGGTGGTTGACGTGCGGGCCGAAGTGCTGGCCGGTGACCGCGTTGGCCAGCGACCACGGGCCCAGCGCGTCGATGCTGTGCGGGCCGGTGCCGCGCTCGATCATCGTGCCCAGGAAGTCACCCGACGCGGTGCGGTCGGTGGGGCCGACCAGGTAGGACCCGTCGGGCTGCTTGAACCGGGTGATCGACGTGCGCAGCGTGCCGGACCTGCGGGCGGGCCAGCGGCGGGTCGCGGGCCGGTCACGGGGGGCGACCGGGCAGCGGCGTTTCATCTCGTTGACCAGCTCGCCGGCCAGCAGCGCCATGCCCTGCGCGACCGCGCCGCCCTGGCTGGTCGCCGACAGCTTGATCGCGGTGTCGTCCCAGACGACCGAGATGGTGTCCACGGGCCCTCCTGTCCTGGTGGTGCCGGGCGGCCGCCGCGGGCGGGACCGGTGTAGCCCCGGGGGCTACGGTCACGGGCCTTTATCTCGGCCGGCGGGCCTTGAGGCGGACGGTGCGCAGCGTCGGCCGGCGGGCCCTGGTGCGGGCCACCTTGGGGTGCAGGGGGCGGCGCGCCTTGACGCGGGCCGCGCGCAGGTGCAGCGGCCGGGCCTTCGGCGGCCGGGCGGTGCCGCTGGCCAGCGCCGCGGCGTGGTGCGCGGCGATCGCGGTCAGGACCTGCGCGTGGGTGGTGCGGCCGGGCGCCGCGGCCTTGCGGTGCCGGACCGTCGTGGTCTTGCGGGCCCGGCGGGTGGCGGACTTGGGCTTGCGGCCGTGGTGCGGCTTGGGGGTCTTGGGGGTGTGCCAGGTCACAGCGGGCCCCGGTCGATCCCGCCGTAGTAGATCGCCAGCGGCTGGGTGTAGTCGCCGGGGTCCATGTCGGCGTAGACCGGCGGGTTCGGCGCCGACCAGAACGGCACCTGCTCGACGTACCCCTCGCCGAGCGCCGTCAGCAGGTGCACGAGCTGCGCCATCTCGGTCTTGGCGCGGGCGTCCAGCTCGGCGTAGACGGCGACGTCGGCGTCCCGGTTGGGGTAGGCGAGCTCGATATCGGCGGCGGCGCGCCACTCCGCGGCGGCCCGCGCCGCGGCGAGCAGCCCCGGGTCGGTCTGGTCCAGCGGCCCGGTTTCCGACAGCACGAACTGCACCGCCGCGTCGACGGCCGCCTGCGCGGCGGCGTTGTCCGGCGTGGTGGTGGCGGTGAACGTGCCGAGCAGCGCGTCGGAGCCGGGGGTCTTGGTGTCCCGGGTCCTGGTCGGGATGTGCCGGGCCACGTCGGCCAGCGACGGCGCCCACGCCTCGGGCATCGGTGACCTCCTGATTTGTAATATTTGTAGTTCTAGTAGTTCGCGACGACGGGCACGTCCGCGCCCGCGCCGCCGACCACCGGCTTGCCCGCCGCCGGGTGGCCGGCCTTCTTGTCGGCCTCGCGGGTGGAGGCGACGCCGCCGAGGGCGAGCGCCGCGGCGGTGAAGTCGGCGGCGCTCGTCGCGGCCATGACCGGCCGCAGCGCCCCGCAGGACCGCAGCGTCGCGCGGACCGCCTGGTCGGCGGCGGTGGTCGCGGCGGGCAGCACGTCGAACGTGCTGTAGGCCGCCGGGGTGCCGTTGGTGGTGACGGTCAGCGGCATCGTCGCCTGGTCCGCCAGGGTCGCGGTCATCGCCTATCCTCCGGCGAACTGCCCGGCGAGCTGGTCACGGGTCATCGCCTCGGCCTCGGCGCGGGGCACCCCGCGGCGGATGGCGTAGTCAACCCACGTGGCCTTGTTCGCGCCCGCGTGCGGCATCGGCCCGGCCGCCTCGGCACCGGGGTCGGGGCCGCCGGCGTCCTCGGCCCTGGTCTCGGCCTTGGTCTCGGCCTTGGCCGCGTGCCCGCCGACCGCGGACGGCGGCGGGCCCGCGGCCGCGTCATCGCCGCCGGGCGGCCCGATCACGACCGGGGAGCCGTGCGTCGTGGTCAGCGTCGGCGGGTGCTCGGCCGGGTCGGCGTCCGGGTCGGCGGCGACCGCCGCGGCGGCGGCCAGCTCGGCGCGGCCCTGCGCCTGCTCGGCCAGTTCCTCGGGGGTGTAGACGACCTCGACGGTGCGCAGCGCCCCGCCCAGCCGCAGCAGCGACCGGGCGGCGGCCTCCTCCTCGCTGGCCGGGGCGGGCAGCAGCTCGCCCCGCTTGTAGTTGACGCTGCCCTTGTCCGGGTGCGGGACGTTCACGCTGGCCCACACGGCCTGATCCTGGATCGCCATGATCCTCCTGTCGTTGTGCGGTCGCCGGCGGCGGGCCGCGCCCGCCGCGCGGGGGGTTTTCTTACTGGCCGGTGGTGCCGCTGATCGCGGCGATCGCGTTGGGCTCCTGGATGATCGGGACGACCGGGCGGCGGCCGCGGATGAGCCACTGGTCGTTCGCCGACGGGTCGCGGCGGGTCCAGCTCTCGACGCCGTTGGCGGGGTCGCCCGCGTACTCGGGGGACTCCAGCCGCTCGAACGCCAGCCCGCCGAGCAGGGTGGAGTCGAGCACGAACGCGAAGAACGTGGACAGGGTCGGGATGTTGTTGGTGGCGAAGATCCGCAGGCCGCCGATCTCCTCGACGTCGCCGGTCGCGGTGACGGTGGCGGTGCCCACCCCGCCGCCGGCCTCGCGGGCCAGCCCGGCGATGATGTTGCGGTCGGCGATGATGCGGGCCTTGCCCAGGTCGGTCGTCACGATCGTGTCGGCCTGGTAGCCCTGGTCGTAGGACTCGACCTTCGCCTTGGCGGTCATCAGGTCCAGCAGGATGTTGCTCGTGGCGGGGGTGTTCCACGCGGCGACCTGGGTGATCTGGTTGCCGACCGGCACCGCGGCGCCCAGCAGCGTCATCGCGGTCGTGTCGACCTGCCGGACCAGGTAGTTCGTGATCTTCAGCAGCGCCACGTCGACGGCGCGGCGGCCGTACCGGTGGATGTGCTCGTCGGTCACCGGGACGTCCTGGCCCCATTTGGTGACCGCCGCCAGCGCGGCCGGGCCCGGCGCGGCGGGCGACCGCGGGTACTCGGCGCCCGCGTTAACCGCCTCGGGCGGCTTGGCGGTGTAGATCGACTCGGTCTGCTCGTACAGCAGCGCGCCGCCGCTGGTCTCATACCGGCCCTGCAGGATGGAGTCGGCGATGAACCGGGCCTCGGCGATGGTGCGGAGGCGCCGCTGGACGAGGGCGGGGCTGTTGAGAAACCTGCTGATGGTCAGGATGTCGCCGGTTAGGGTCGGCGGCGCCGGTGGGTAGATGTGCGGCATGGCCCGTCAGTCCTTTCACTGGGGTGCCGACCCCCGGCGCGGTGGGGGCTGCTGTGGGCGTGCGGGGTTGGGCGGTCAGGTTTGCATCCACCGGACGGGCGTGCCGTCCGGGGCGGTGGTGATCGCGAGCCCGATGACTGCTCGCGCCTGGTTGACGTCGGCCTGCCCGGGGACCGCCGCGGTGGCCGGGACGGTCTTGACCTGGCAGCCGGCCTTGGATGAGGCCATGAGCTGATCGCCGGCGGTGACCGCGCCGTCGGCGGTGCCCTGGTGCACGACCCGGTCGATGACGACGGTCACCTGCAGGCCGGGCGCGGTGTCCATCACGGCGACCCCGACGTAGCGGGCCGACCCGAGGCCGGACGGCCCGGCGGTGCACTTCTGCACGGTGCCGGACCCGGCGACCTCGACCGGGTCGCCGCCGGTGATCGGCCCGGCCGCCACCGACGTCATGGTCAGGCCCGGCAGGAACACCGGCGAGTAGTCGGGCATGGGCCTAGAGCTGCATCCAGCGGACGGTCGCCCCGTCGGCGGCGCCGGTCAGCGCCAGCCCGATCCGGCGGGCGCCGGCGGCGTTGACCGCGGTGACGACCGCGTTGACCGCGGTGTTGATCGACCCCTGGGTCGGGGCGGCGCCGACGTCCTGGTTGGCCAGGGTGCCGGCGGCGGCGATGGTGCGGACGGCGCGGCCCGCCACGGCCGAGGCGCCGAGCAGGTCGCCGGCGGCGATCACGCCGTCGGCGAGCCCGTCGTGCACCGCGTGCGCGGCGATCACCGACACGCGCTGCCCGGCGGGCGCGTCGTGCGCGGCCATCCCGACGAACTTGGGGCTGTTGGCCGCCGCGCACTTCTGCACCTGGCCGCCGGCGGCCACCTCGAGCGGGTCCCCGCCGGTGATCGCCGACGCCGCCATCGACGGGAACAGGCCGCCGGGCAGGTAGGTCGCGGTGTAGTCGGGCACCGGCTCACACCTCGGTCTTGATCCGGCACACGTTGCCGGCGGCCGCCTTGAGCGCGATGCCCATCCGGACCCCGGTGGCGACGGCCGTGACCACGCCGGCGGCGCCGGCCTGGACCGGGACGCCGGCCGCGAGCGCGCCGGAGCTGACCGCGTCGTAGACGCAGCCGCTGCCCATCAGCACGGTGACCGCGGCGCCCTGCGCGGCGTCGTGCCCGGCGAACCCGATGAAGTTGGCCGCGTTGGCGGCGGTGGGCTGCACCGTCATGTCGCCGCCGGCCAGGCCGACCGCCTGCCCGCCGGTGATCACCGCCCCGGCGGTGAAGGTGACGTTCTGCGGCCGCCCGTAAGTGGATGCGAAGTCAGGCACGACGGCCACCGCCCCTCACGCCCGGGGCGTGCGACACGCCGCCGTGCGCGTCCTCCGGGTACAGCGTGGCGTAGGCCGCCTGCTGCTCGAAGTCGCCGGGCATGTCGGGGTCGTAGCCGGGCTGCCCCTTGGCGCCGGTGCCGACCGGGACCAGCCCGGCGGCCAGCGCGTCGACGTGCTGGCGGGTGCCCTCCGGGTCCTTGTCCCACAGCTGCCGGTAGTGGTCGAGGCGGGCCTGCGGGAACTTGCCGACCCGCATCGCCTCGGCGAGCACCTGGTCACGCTCGTTGACGCGCAGCTGGTGGGCGGCCGCGTCGCCGGCCAGGGCGCGCTGCTGGTAGTCCCGCAGGATCGCGGAGTCGACCAGGTAGGTGCCCTCGCTGATCTGCGGCAGCCCGCCGTCGCCGTCGCCGGCGTCCGGCGCGGCCGCGGCGGCCGGGTCGAACGTGGGCGCGGGCGGCGCGGTCAGCGCCGCGGCGAGCTCCGCCGCGGTCACCTCATCGCCGTCCTTCTTGCCCAGCCGCGACCGGATCGCGGCCATCTGGTCCGTGGTGAAGTCCACCTCGGCTCCTTCCTGACTGGCCGCCGTGGGGGCGGCTGACATCGGGTCGTGCACGTGGTTGTGCACCCCGTCGTTGGTGTGCGCGTGCGCGTGCACGTGGGTCATGTCGCCGCCCTGGCTGCCGAACGCCGAGTGCGGGTGGGAGTGCTCGCCGTCGAACGGCCCGTGGGTCTGCGCGCCCTCGAACGCGCGGGCGGCGACCGCCGCGGCGACGTCGGAGGCGGGGTCGTCGGGGTCGTAGATGCCGAGCATGTCCATCAGCTGGTCGACGATCGCCTCGGCGGCGGTGATCATGTCCAGCGCCTGCCCGGCCGCCTCCGGGACCGCCTTGCGGTCGACGGCCGCGCCCAGGTCGGACGCCTGGTCGAGCAGCGCGTCGAGGCTGGCGATCAGCATGTGCAGGTCGTCGTCGGCGTCGGTGTCGCCGACCGCCGCGCGGACCGCCAGCAGCCGGTCCAGCCGGGCCGCCGCCGCCGCGCCGCCGGGGGCGCCGCCGCTGTACTCGGGGGCCTCGTTGCCGGCGTCGGTGATGTGCTTGGCCAGGTGGTTGTAGGCCGACTGCTTGTCGTCGGCGGAGACGCCCTTCAGGCCGCCGCGGCCGCCGTTGAGCGCGGCGATCGCCGCCGAGCACGCGGCCAGGTTCGCCTCGCCGACCTTCCCGTCGCTGCTGACCTCGTGGTGCGGCAGCTTGGAGGCGGTCTTGGTGTCGGCGGGCAGCGCGTACAGCGCCTTGATCGCCGACGTCGGCGGGTCCTCGCCCAGGTTGGTCTGCGCCTGCTGCCCGTCCCACGCGCCGGTGGACGCGGCGCGGACCCCGGCGGCGGAGACGGCGGCGCTGGCCCACGCGGCGGCGACCCGCCGCCCGGCGCCGCCCTTGGCCTGCTCGAGCTGCCCGGGCGGCGCGTCGATGTACTGCACCAGCACCGCGGTCTGCGGCCCGAACTTGACCGTGCCGGGCGCCTTCGCGTCCAGCTCCACCGGCACCCGGTACAGGGTGCCGTCGGCGTCGTCGGACACGATCAGCACCGGCGGGTCCAGTTGCAGCTCGATGATCCACTGGGACCACGGCGCGTCCTCGTAGAACGCGCGGCGCACGTCGTCGATGGTGGTGGCGGTCCCGGCGGCGCGGAACACGGGCGTGCTGCCCGGCGGCGATGGCATGAGTCCTCCCGGGGGAAGGTCGAGGGTGAACCGGGCGGCGGCCTCGGCCGGCTCGGGCGCGGCGGCGGGCAGGTCGATGCCGTACAGGGCGGCGATGTCGTTGAGGCCGGCGATGGTGCCGACCCCGGGCGGGGTCACGCCGAGCAGGGCGACGGCGGTGATCACGAACGGGTGGATGTGGCCCTGCTGGCAGGGGAAGTTCCAGCTGCCCTCGACCGACCGTTTCGGGTAGGCGGACGGCAGGATGTCGCCCAGCCAGTCGGGCATCCCGGCGTAGTCGCCGATGATCTTGGTCTGCGTCTCGTTCAGCCGCAGCCCGACCACCGACCCGATCGCGGGCTCGCCGTCGAAGCGGGGGTCGTGGTGGCCGAGCTTGAGCACCGGCCAGCCGACCGACGGGCACTGCGCCGCGGCGACCGCCGACTGCAGGTCGGCGGTGGTGAACGACGCCGGGCCGGTGGACAGCTCCCACTCCCCGGCGGCGATCAGCTCGACGTCATCCCAGTGCCCGGTCGCCGCGCCAGTCGCCGCGGCGGTCACCGCCGGGCTGTCGGGCAGCGCGCCGGGCACCGACGGCGCCGGGGAGGCGTCGCCGACGTCGAGCTGCAGCGCGATGTCCTGCGCTTCCTTCTTGGTGGCGTGGCAGGCCAGCAGGTGCCCGCCCGCGTCGGTGAGGCCGTGCGGCAGGTGCGACGGGCAGCCGGGGTGGTTCTCCACCACCGTGTGCGGGCCGGCGCCGGGCCCGGTATCGGCCATCGCTCTCCCGCCCATACGTGTGCGTACATATATCCCTACGTATTTATAGGGAATGTCTCGGTGTCACCCGCCGGTGGTCCAGTCGGCCGGCACGTCGGCGGTCACCCCGGCGGGCAGCGCCGCGATCGCGTCCTTGATCTCGGTCCACAGCGCCCGGTTCGCGGGGGTGTCGGCGACCCCGGCGTCGGCGAACTGGCCGCCGTTGAGGATGGCGACCTCCATCGCCACCGCGTCGCCGCCGCCGGTCATCCGCCCCCCTTGCCCTTGGCCAGGAACGAGTCGTAGGCGGCCTGGTCGTGCACGGTGAGCGAGCCGCCGGACCCGGACGCGATCAGCCGCGGCGAGCTGCCGTTGTTGTCGTAGAGCTCGACCTTGCCGTTGAACAGGCCGCTGCCGACGGCCTTGCCGAACACGTCGGACACCGATGAGTGGATCTCGCGGATCACCGGGACCGGCACCATCCGGCCGGTGGTCTCGGCGCGGGCCGCGGCCCGGTCGATCGCGGTCTGGGTGTCGACGGTGACGTAGCGGGCGCTGGCGGTGTACCCGGCGTCCTCCGCCGCCTGCACCTTGCCGGCCATCTTCTCGTAGGACGAGTCGCCGGTGCCGTCGTTGACGTAGTCGATGCCGGCCTGCTCGGCGGCGGCGCGGGCCTCGCCGGCGATCTGGCTGGACTCCTCGTGCACGTACGCGGCGGCGCCCGGGTCGCCCGCCGCGGTCATCGCCTGGTATTCCGGCAGCTGCGCCTTGATCGCGTCCGGGTTGACGACCGCCGCGCCCGACTCGTCGGCCGGCAGGCTGGACTTGCCCGCCGCGGGCCCGCCGCCCAGGAACGTGACCGTCGGGCTGGCGGACGGCTCATGCCCGGCGAGGATCCCGTCGACGATCTGCTGGTGCAGCTGCTCGCGGGCCGGGTCGAGGGTGCCGTCGGCGCGGGTGTACTTGGCCAGCGAGCTCGCCGCGCCGCCGCCGGCGCCGCCGCCGGTGTCCTGGCCGGCGCCGCCGCCGTCGCCGCCGGCCCACCGGCCGTGGTCGTCACGCGGCTGGTCGGGGTTGAAGTCGGCGGCGAAACGGCCGCGCCCGGCGGGCTGCCTCCGTATCCGCCGGGAGCACGTCGTCCGGGCTGGGCTGGTCCTCGACCGACACCGACGCGTCCCACACCGCGATGACGGTGCCGCGGCAGCGCAGCTCCCCCTCGCAGTCGACGTAGGCGCCGTTGACGTAGGCGGCCGACGCCTCGTCGAGGCTGCCGAACTCGGTGCCGTCGACCGCCGCGCACGGCGCGCACGTGTTCTTGTCGAGGATTTCGCTGGCGACGTAGGACGCGTCGGCGGGCGCCGCGTCCATCGCGGCGACCCGGCCCTGGTTCTGCGCGGCCTGCAGCGCGGCCGCGAGCTGGTCCAGCAGCGGCACGGCCGACAGTTCCTCGAGCGTGACCAGCACCTCCGAGCCGGCGTTGTCCGGGGTGATGCTGGGATCGATGACGCGCAGCGCGCGGCCCGCGGCCGCGTCGGCCAGGTGCTGCCCGATCATCGCCGAGCGGGCGGTGGCGATCTGCGTCAGCCGCTGCTCGTCGATCACGGCGCGGGCCGGGTCGACGGTGACGCCCTGGCTGGCGGCCTCGGAGGCGACGCGGCGGACCGCCTCGTGCGCGGCGGCGATCATCGCCTCGGCCAGCAGCGCCTGGCCGCCGGCGTCGCCGACGGCCAGCGTGCCGAGCCTGGCGAGGTCCTGGTCGTTCACGGCGGCGGCCACCTGGTCGGCGAGGTCCTGCCGCTGGGTGCGCAGCACCGCGGCCCACTGCCCGGCCAGGTGGTCGACGGCGGCGTTGAACGCGTCGCGGATGCCGGGGAAGTCGGCGCCGGACGCGGCCTCCACCGGGGTCAGGTGGCGGCGCAGCCCGAACGGCGGCGGCGACGGCGGCAGCGCCTGGCCGCGGACGGGGTGCCGCCAGGTGCGGCGGCGGCGGCCGGACTGGACCTCGGCGCCGCCCGGCGACGGCGCGGGCGGCGGCGCGGGCGCCGGCGGGGCGGGCTCTGTCCCGCCGGGCCCGGCCGGTGTAGGCTGCCCGCTGCCGGGGGCGGGACCGGGCCCGGCCGGGGTGGTGCCGGGCCCGGGCTCCCCCGGCGGCGGGTTGACCTCCTGCCGCTCCGGCAGCCCCCACGCGTTGCGGATGAACGCCTCCAGCGACGGGTCGGGGGTCAGCGCCCCGGCGAGCACCAGCAGGTTCAGCGCCTCGGCGGTGATCTCGTGCCGGTCGCCGACGTCGGTCGCGCGGATCTTGGGCACCGGCTCGCCCTCGCCCCAGTTGTACTCGACCAGCGACCGGGCCAGCCCGGGCATCGACGGGGACCCGACCGACGCGGTGTCGCCGATCACGTCGGCGGCGGCCTGCAGGGACAGCAGGAACAGGTCGAGGAAGGATTCGCCGAGGGCCCGGCTGCCGTAGGTGCCGTGCGCCAGCTCGACGATCTGCGCCAGCGCGCTCGAGCTGATCTGCTGGTCCAGGTAGTTCAGGAACCCGACCGCGTCGGGCGCGGAGCCGGTCAGGCCGGTGAGCTGGAAGTCGAACCCGTCGGGCAGCCCGGCGCCGGCGGTGTCCCCGGCGCGCATCCCGGCGGCGAGCCGCTGCGCCTCGGTCAGCATCGCCGGGGTCGCGCCGGGCGGCGCGTGCACGGTCGGGACGCCCATCCCGAACCGGCGGATCGCGGTGGCGTGCACCCGCAGCGTCTCGTGCTTGAGGATCCACGGGGTGTAGCAGCAGCGCAGCAGCGACACGCCCGCCCAGTTGGCGCCCTCCCGCTCGTGCGCGTACCAGACCAGCCGGTTCGCGGCGACCGGGTCCTGCTGGGTGTTCTGGAACACCTGCCGGACCTGGCCGTCGTCGTCGATGTCGATGATGGCGATGGTGTGCGGCTGGCGTTCCTGCACCCCGGCCAGGTGCGTCTGCCCGGCGCGGACCTCGTACCACTGCTCGAACGGCATGTGCCCGTAGACCAGGTTGAGCAGCGCCAGCCGCACGTGGTCGTGCCACGTGAACCCCTTGACCGGGGAGTCCTTGACCGGCTGCTTCTCGCCCAGCACGGGCAGGCCGAGGTCGGCGGCGACCAGGTCGACGGCCTCGGCGCGGTCGATGCCCTCCGGGTCGACCGCCCAGGTGGTCCGCAGGATCGGCAGGAAGAACGCCGACAGCACCGACGTGATGCGGGCGTCGCGGCGCATCCGCCCGTAGGTCCGCACCGACGACGGCCAGGT